TAATGACAAAAAAATAAATAATTAAGGATGGGTGTTTTTAATACTCATCCTTTTTTGTGGTGATACGTATGGATAAAATTAATTTTAATTTATGCATGAAAAAACAATGTAAAAATTGTAAAAATGAAACAAAATGTTTTAAAAAGGAGAAAAATATGCAAATAAAAGCGAAAAGAATTGATTTATTACAACAAAAAGTAAAAAAATTTCAAAATGATATGGTTATAAAATTTTTAAGAAGTAAAGGATATCAAATTGATAATACAAAAATGGGCTTACAAAGAATACATAGACAAATAACACAAGAAGGTAAAAAAGTAATAGTAAATACTAAAAACGAAAAGTTATTAAGAATTGGTAGCTATTTTGTTTGGGATGCCTATCTAGAAGTAAAACTAGTAAATAGTTTTACAGGTAAAGAAATATAAAAAATAAGTAAATAAAGGTAAATTAATAGGGAGGTGAGCTAAATTTGGATGAATTGAACGAAAAACAATTAAAGTGTATAAACTTAATGATTACATCAAATAAAACACAAAAAACAATAGCAAAAGAAATTGAAGTATCTGAAAAAACAATTTGTGAATGGAAAAAGAAGAAAGAATTTAAAGACGAACTACAAAAACAGATTCAAAACAATTTTAGCTTACTTGCTATAGACGCACAAAAAGAACTTAAAAAATTATTAAAATCAAAAAATGAATATATAAGAATCCAGGCAGTCAAAGATGTGTTAGATAGAGCAGGATATAAACCAGCAGAAAGAATTAAGAATGAATTAGATCCATCTGAAAAGTTTGCAGATATTTGTAAGCAGTTAGGTGGTAAAGGATTAAGTGAGTAATCAATTTGTTTTATCCCATAAATATATCGACTTTTGCAATACTATAGAAAATGTAGATGTTGATATATTAGAAGGAACTACAGCAAGTGGAAAAACAACAGTTGCTGCAGGCGTAAAATTTATGAGGATGGTTTCTGCTTCTGAAAAAAAGCAACATATAATTGCTAGTAGATCTATAGGAACTGCCGAAAAAAATATTATAACACAAGATAATGGAATATTAGACATACATCACAATGCTCAATATTTTGGAAATGGAGATAAAGATAACAAATTTCCACATATTAAATTTGAAAATAAAATTATATATATATTAGGTTATGCAAGTAAAGATAAATGGGAAAATGCTTTAGGTGGACAATATGGATGTATATATGTAGATGAAGCAAATACAGCAGATATGAATTTTATAAGAGAGATACTTACAAGAAATGATTATTTATGTATGACATTAAATCCAGATGATCCAAATTTAGAAATATATAATGAAGTTATAAATAGAGCCAGACCATATAAAAAATATGCTAATGATGTACCTGCAGAAATAATGAAAGATTTAAATAAAGTAACTCCTACAAAAAATTGGAGATACTGGTTTTTTACTTTTAGAGATAATGCAAGCTTAACAGAAGAGGAAATTCAAAAGAAAATTAATATGGCTCCAGTAGGAACTAAATTATATAAAAACAAGATTCAAGGTTTAAGAGGAAAAGCAACAGGCTTATGCTTTGATGTGAAACCAGAAAATATAATTACAGTAGAACAAGCAAAGAAAATGAAATTTAAAATATTTTCTGTTGGTTGTGATACATCTTATTCAAAAGAAACACATGATAAAGTTACATTAGAAGGAATTGGAATAACTACTGATAATAAATGTGTATTATTAAAAGAAAAAACTTTTAATAATAAAGATAGAAATATTCCTTTTGCTCCAAGTGATGTAGTTCAATGGATTGTAGAATTTATGGAGGAGTTCAAAAATGAATGGGGATTTGCAAGAAAATGTTTTATTGATAGTGCTGACCAAGGAACAATAATGGAAGCACAAAAAGCTAAGAGACAAAACAGATTAATATATAATTTTGAAAATGCGTGGAAAAAAACAAAAATAATCACTAGAGTGCAACTAGAAGAAAGTTGGTTGCATACTGGTGATTTTTTAATTGTAGGCACTTGCAAAGACTACATAGATGAATGTAATAGATATTCTTTTGATGAGGATAATCAGCCAGAAGATGGAAATGACCACTCAATAAATGGTTGTCAATATGCCTGGTTACCATACAAAAAGAAAATCGGTAATTGGGAAGCAATAAAGAAATTAATTAAAGATGATGTGGAGGAATGAAAAATGGGATTAGATAGAGTATTTAGTACACCAACAATAGAGGTGGATCAAGACAAGTATGATGAATTAATAAAAATTAAAACATTATATGAAGAAAAGAAGGAAGAAAATAATAGAGAAAATGAAACTATGGATTTTGGACAAGCAATAAAATTATTAAAAGATGGCAAAAAAGTTGCAAGACAAGGTTGGAACGGTAAGAATCAATATATTGAATTAGCAACTAATATTAGTTATAAAACTGCAGAAGATAAAATAATAAATGCAGAGCATGATGCAATAGGAAATAAAGCAATAGCATTTGTAGGAACATCAGGAGTTCAGTTAGGTTGGTTAGCTTCACAAGCAGATATGTTAGCAGAGGATTGGATTATAAAAGAATAGGAGTGCTTAATACATGGGTAAGTTTAATGACAAATTAAAAGATGTAGTTAGAAACTGGTTAAATATAATACCAGCTCCAGAAGATAGCGTTACAATACAAGAAGTAAATACATTTGAAGGAAATTGTTTTAGAAACTTATTATGGTATAGAGGAGATCCATCAGAATTGCATCAATATTATACACAAACTGATGACATGATGGGAAATGCGAAATTTTGGGCATCAGATACAACAAATGACTTAAAAATGAGAAAAATACATACAGGCTTACCAGCAATGATAGTAGATATGCTAGCGGATATTATTATAGATAGTTTTAATAAAATAACTGTTGAAAATAATAATATTGCTCAAAAAGATTGGGAAGAAATAGCAAAAGAAAACGAGTTTAAAGATATTTTAAAACAATCTATAATAGATGTATTTGTTGAATGTGATGGAGCATTTAAGATTAGTTATGATACAGAAATAAGTAAATATCCAATAATAGAATTTTATTCTGGACGAAATGTAGAATTTGAAAGAACAAGAGGAAAAATAACAACAGTTATATTCATAAATGTATATCATAAATCCGATGCTACATATACACTTAAAGAAAGATATTCTAAACATGGTATAAAATATGAATTATATAAAAATGAACATTTAATGAATGATTATAGAGCAATACCAGAAACAGCAGATTTAAAAGAGCCAAATATTAATTTTATGATGGCCATACCTATGATGTTTAATAAATCTAAAAAATATAAAGGTAGAGGACAATCTATACTAGAAAAGAAATTAGATGCTTTTGATAGTTTTGATGAAGTGTGGTCACAATGGGTAGATGCTATTAGAGATAATAGAACAATAACATATATTCCAGAAGATTTAATTCCTACTGATAAAAATGGAAATTGTTTAGAGCCAAACACATTTGATAGAAGATATGCAAAAATAGGCAGTTCTTCAAGTGAAACACAAAGCGACAAAATTACAAGAGAAAATAGCGAATTTGATTATGAAGGTATGTTACAATCTTATATTACAGCATTAGATTTATGTTTACAAGGCTTAATAAGTCCTAGTACATTAGGAATTGATGTAAAGAAATTAGATAATGCAGATGCTCAAAGAGAAAAGGAAAAGGCAACTCAATATACTAGAGGCAAAGTAATTGATGTATTAGAAAAAGTTATACCTAAATTAGTAATAATTTGCTTGAAATGTTATGATTTAGCACGAGGAAAAACAGCAGGAGATTATGTAGCAACTGTAGATTTTAAAGAATATGCAAACCCAAGTTTTGAAGCAATAGTTGAAACAGTTTCAAAAGCTAGACCTGGTGAAACAATAATGAGCATAGAGAAATCAGTTGATACAATGTATGGCGATAGTATGACAGAAGAGGAAAAACAAGAAGAAGTGAAAAGATTAAAAAATGAAAAAGGAATAATAGAAAAAGAAGAACCGAACATTATGAACCCTATTGTAGAGTAGGTGAGTAAATGCAGCAGAATAATTATGATATCGAAAAAATATTTGAAGAAATAGAAAATGAATTAATATCATCTATGAAAAGGACCTTATGGAGCCATAAAAAAGATGAAGAAACAAAAGGTTTTAATTGGCCACAATGGCAAGCATTAAAGCTTAAACACTTAGAAGATTTTAGAAAAAATAACAAAGACATATTTAAAAAGTACAATAAAGATATTGATTACGCAACTAAAAAAGAAATGAAAAAGCAATTTAGAGAAGGGGCAAGTAGAACTAATAAAGGAGCCTTAAAAGCAGGAATAATAAAAAAAGAAGATTCACAATTAAGTGGATCTTTTTTTCGGGTTAAATGACAGAAAAATAAAGTCTTTAATGAAAAGTACAACAAATGATATAAATGATGTAAAATATGCAGCTTTAAGAATGGCAGATGACCAGTATAGACAAATTATTTATAAAGCAGAAGTATTTGCTAATACAGGAGCTAAAACAGTAAAGCAAGCTATTGATATGGCAACACATGATTTCTTAGCAAAAGGTTTCAATTGTATTGAATATTCAAATGGATCAAGACATAATATAGCAGATTATTGTGATATGGCCATTAGAACAGCAAATAAAAGAGCTAATTTAATGGGAGAAGGAGAAATGCGAAAAAAATTAGGTAATCCATTAGTTTATATTTCAAGACATAATGGAGCTTGCGACAAATGTTCTCCGTGGCAAGGAAGAGTTTATATTGATGATGTATATTCTGGAGGGACAGAAGAAGATGGAAAATATCCTCTTCTAAGCACAGCAATAGATGGAGGATTATTTCATCCAAGATGTCAACATGGTTCAAGTACATATTATCCAGATATAAACGATGAACCAGAAGAAGTAACAAAGGCATTTAATAATTCAGAACACGAGGATACTTATACACAAGCTTTACAAAGACAAAAAAGACAATATGAAAGATTAGCTTTAGGAAGTTTATTATCAGAAAATATAACAAATTATCAAAGTAAAGCCTTAGAATTGCAAAATCAAATAGAAGGTAGTACAATAGAGGTTAATAATCTACCATCTCAATTTACTACCAAAAATGAAATAGATAATACAAATATTGCATTAGAATTTATTAATAATCAAAAAAATGCTAATCCAAAAGTTGTACAGTTGTTTAAAAATATGAATAATAATACTAAAATACCTTTTAAAATTTCTCATGCAAAAAATTATATGTTAGAAATAAAAAGAAAATCTAACAATATTGATTCAGTAAAATTAGTTATACCTAACCTAACAAATAGAAATATAGGTAATATACAAACATGGTTGCATGAAAATATGCATTTTATAGATTTTATTAAAAGTAATAAAAGTATGTATGATTATCAAGGATTTTTTAGTACGAAAAAAATATCATTACAAACAGCTATAAGAAATAGTGGCAGTTCAATGGGAAAAGAAATAAAAGATTTATTTAATAAATTTAATAGTCAATATGAAAAAGAAAAAAATGTTATTTTAGACAAAACAAATAAATTAATAAAAAAATTAGACGATGATTATGTAAAAAACATTCAAGGGAAAACAGCAAATGAATATGCTAAAATTTATAAAGAATATAAAAAGAAATATAATCAAATTTCAAATCAATATAAAATAGATATAGATATAATTGGTAGAGATATAATGGGAGGAGGAGTTAATCAATTACAAGATATATACGATGCTTTATCTAGTGGAAACTACAGAGATATGGGAATTGTAAAATATGGTCATGGTTCAAAATATTACAATAATATTAATTCCAGGGTAAAAGAAATTGTAGCTAATTTTAGTTCTTTATCAATATCTAGACCAGATCTCATAGAAATGTTAAAAAAAGATAAACCTAAATTAGTTGAAGAACTTAATAATTTGATTGATGAAATGTTAAGGGAGTGATTTAGCAATGGAAAAGGAAATTATAGAAAAACATTTAAAAATCAATAATTTATTAATAGAAGTATCAGACTTATTGGTTAATAAATTTTTTGATTCTGATAGTAATGAAATGCTAGACGAAAAGATAGAAGTATTAGAGAAACTAAAAAAGGGTATTCCTCCAGCTAATATACCTAATTATTATCAAGTATTAGAATTATATCCAAAAAATAATGAAGAAATATGGGATTAATAAATAAGATTGAAAATAGTATTTACTTTTATAGTAAATACTATTTTTTTATGCAAGTTTAGTTTAACGGAAGAACAACAGTCTCCAAAACTGTTAGGTAGTGGTTCGAATCCATTAACTTGTGCCATCACATATTAAGAGTCTAAATGAATTGTACAAATAAAGTACATTCACGAAGGCTCTTTTTTTGTGCAAAATAGTCGACGGACTTAAAGCGGGTGAATTTTCCAAATAGGAGGTATTAAAAATGGAAGATGAAAACAAAAATCAAAATGTAGATACTCAAACTACTGCAGTTGATAGTACTCAGGTTCAAAATGATGCTAAAAAAACTGTAAACAAAAGTGAGGGGGAGAAGACTAAAAAATCAGTAGCTCAAAGAGGCGAAAATGGTGAGATAGTTTTCAAAAATCAAGATGAATTAGATGGATTCATATCAAGAATGTATGCCAAAGGGGCCAAAGAGGCTGGAAATGGCAATACAGCAAATCAAGTTCAAAATAATGGAAGTCAAACAGCAGAAAATCAAATTAATACTAAAGAAGATACTGTAACTAACTCTGCAGAAGATACAGTACCTGCAGATTATTTATCAACAAAAATTGCATTAGCTATGGCCAAAGCAGGAATAAATGCAGAAAAAGTTGAAAGAGCTGCAAGATTAGTAGATATCAATAAAGTTTTAGAAAACGGACAAATTGATGAGAAAAAATTGAAAGATGAAATTGATTCTGTAGTTTCCGAATTTCCAGAACTAAAAACTACAAAAGAAGAACAAAAAGAAGAAAAAGGTTTCAAATTCGGAGCAACACAAAGCTCTGATACAAATCAAAAAAACAAAAAATCTATTCCTACTAAAAGATGGAATAGATTTAATTCATTTTAGAAAGGATTGATAAATTATGGCATTAAATTATGCAGAGGTATGGTCTCCAGACCTATTAGAAATTATGGAGCAAGAATCATTAATAAGTCCATTTATTACTACAGCTGTAAAATGGTTAAATGCTAAAACATTTCATTTTACTCAGATGAGCACAAGTGGATATAAATCACACAATAGAAATGGTGGATGGAATAAAGGAACTTTTGCACAAGAAGATGTTCCTTTTACATTATCTCATGATAGAGATATATCATTTTTAGTAGATAAAGCAGATGTTGATGAAACAAATCAAACAGCATCTATAAAGAATATTTCTGAAACTTTCCATAAAACACAACAAGTTCCAGAAATAGATGCTTATTTCTTCTCAAAAGTTGCTACAGAAGCACAAAAATTAGATGGATATCATAGCTCTACAGATATATCTACATATACAAAAGAAAACGTTTATTCTAAATTAAAAGCAATGCTTAGTGCAGGAAAATTAAGAAGATATGTAGGAATGGGTGCATTAATAGCTTATGTAAATTCTACGATTATGGATTTATTAGAGCAATCAACAGATTTTACAAGAAAAATTGAAATGACACAAATTGCAGAAGGTGGAATAGGATTAGAAACGAGAATAACAGATATTGATGGAGTAACACTAATAGAAGTCATTGATGATGAAAGGTTTTATGATAAATTTGATTTTACTGACGGGTTTGTTCCAGTAGCAGATACATCTCATAAAATTAATGTATTAATAGCATCTCCTTTAACTGTAAAATGTGTTCCTAAAATTTCAAGTATTTATTACTTTGCACCAGGTGCTCATACAGAAGGTGACGGATATTTATATCAAGATCGTTCTTTATCAGATACATTTGTATTTCCAAATGGTAAGAACAACAAGATTGATAGCATATATGTTGATGTTGATACAGCAACATATACTGCACCATTAGAAGATTAGAAAGAAGCTGCTTAATAGGAGGTAAAAAATGGCTAATAAAATAAAAATAGAAAAAGATAATGTTATATTATCTATCGAAGAAGAAGAATTAGCTCAATATGAAGCTAGAGGATACAATAAAGTAGGAGCTAGCAAAAAAATAGACTCTAAAAATTTACAAAAAGAAATTGATAAATTAGCGAAAGCTAATGAAGAACTAAAGAAAAAAGTAGCAGAAACAGAAAAACAAAATGAAGAATTAGCGAAAGCTAATGAAGAACTAACTAAGAAAGTTACTGAATTAGAAAAAAAAGCAAAATAAGAGGTGTTGCAGATGATAAAAAAATATGCAACAGAGGATAATTATAAAAAATATGGTTCTGGATCATTAGAGGAAAATGAGATAGAAAAATATTTAGAATTATCTTCAATAGACATTAACAAAGCTACATTAACAAGAATTGAAAAAAGAGGTTTTGATAATTTAACAGAACAACAGAAAGATTTAATAATTAAAGCTACTTGCTTACAAGCTGATTATATAAAAGATGAAGGCATTTATGATGATGATAGTATAGAAAGCTATAGTATTGGTGGAGATTTAACAGTAAATGAAAAAGAATCTATCGATATAGCTGATAAACTAAACATATCTAAATTAGCCTTTTTTTATTTAAGAAGAACAGGATTAACAAATAGAATACTATGATAAAAAGGTTAAATCCAAAGCATTTAGAAAGATTATTAAATAATGAATGTGATATTAAATTATATCAAGAAGGCTTGTCAGAAGAAGGCGAGCCTTTAACTTCTTTAGATTTAAAAAATCAAAAATGTAGATTTATAGAAAAAACAAAAATTATAATAACTGCAGATGGAAAAAAAGTTGAACTTGTAGGGAAAGTAATATTGCTAGGAGATATAGCACCAAACATTAAAAAAATAAGTGGTGGGGAAGTAATATTTAATGATAGCAAATATGAAATATACCAAGCAAGTAGGCCTAGAAATCCGGATGGCAGTGTTCATCATACTACTTTGGAGTTGATGTGATATGAAAATAACATTTAATAAAACAAATTTGAAAAAAATAAATCAAACAATGCAAGATATTTTATTAGATACTGCAGAAGCAGTAAAAACAGATTTGATTCAAAGTCAAACAATGCCATTTGATTCAGGTGTGATGCAAAATGATAGTACGTTTGTTGATGATAAAAGAATAATAAAAGGGATAGTTAGTTTAGTAACTGACACTCTATATGCAAGAAAAGTTTATTTTGATCCAGAAATAAATATAAAACAAGGTAAAAATCCTAATGCTAAACAATACTGGTATGAGGATTATATTTCTGGAGGTAAAAAGAATATACCTATAAAGTATTTTCAACAAATGGTAAAAAGGAGAATGAAATGATATCAATATTACAAACTGTTAAAGTAAAAGATTATCTAAAAAATGTAATTAAAGACTGTGAAAAATGGTACACAGGAACTATGGATCAAAATCAGGAAAAAGCTATTGCAATATATTCTAATAGAAGAAAACTAGATAAGATTTCAAATTTTAAGAATTTACAAAGTTATGGAATATTACCAATTACATTGCTATTAAGATGGACAAAAAATTACAATACAGCAGAAGCAAAAGCCAACAATATTTATGAGTTACTAGATTGTAGCTCTTTTTTTATTGATGATTACAGATGTAACATTAATTGTTTATATGGTGGACCTATAGATTTAGGTTCAGATGAAAATGGAGTTTATAAGTTCAGTATTGAATTAAATTTATTATATAGAAAGGGTGAAAAATAATGCCAGGAACAAAGACAGGTGTATATCCAGTTTATGAAAACCAATTCCAAGTAGGAGCAACTAAAGAGGAATTGCATGATATAGCTGATATGGTAAGCTTTTCAGTTGCATTAGATAATACAGTTGAAGAGTGGAATCCATTTGATCAAAAAGGCTGGATTAGAAGATTGATGACTGCAAAATCAATCACAATTTCTGTATCTGGAAAAAGAAATTATGGAGATGCAGGAAATGATTATGTAGCAGGAATGGCTCTAAAAAATGGTAGAGATGCAGAAGGTTGTTTACAATGGACATTCCCAGATGGAGCTACACTATTATTTGAAGGAGCTGTATTTAATGTAACAAATTGGGGTGGTGGAGATTCTACAACAGTAATTCCACTAGAATTTGATGTTATGTCAAATGGAAAACCAACTTATACTGAAGCAAGTGCAGGTTAATATAGGGGGACACTAGTCCCTTTATTTTTTTATAAATTTTAGGAGGTAAATCATGGATTTAAATATTATAGATAAATTAAATGTTGAAGAAAAAACAATTACAATAGCTGAAGGTAAAACATATACAGTAGAATGTGGAGCAAAAACAATGATAAAAGCTCAAGAAATATTTAAAAAGGACAATTCATTTGAAGCAATGTTTCAAGTTATAGAATTATTATTAGGAAAAAAAGCGAAAAAAGAAATAGAAGAAATGAATTTTACAATAAAACAAATACAAGTATTAATAACAGCAATAATGGCACAAGTAAATGAAGTGCCTTATGAGGAAATGGAAGAACGATTTCAAAACAAGTCAAAATAGAGAGAATTGGTATGACATGGAGGACGACTGGGAGTTAATTGCATCTAGTTTAAAAACTCAATATGGATACAGTATCAGAAAAGAAATTAATGATATGAATTGGGCTGAATTAAGTAGCGATATTTCTGGACTTATGGCAGATACTCCTTTAGGAAATATAGTACAAATTAGAAGTGAAGATGATAAAGAAAAGTTAAAATATTTTACGCAAGAACAAAAGAACATTAGATGGAAATATAGAATGAAAATAGCCCAAAATGTTGATAAAGAAGAATATAAAAAGGTTATTGCTGAATTTCAACAGCTATTTAAAGGAATGGCTGGTGATAAGAAAAAATGAAAGAAATAAGATGCCCTAAATGTAATCAACTTTTATTAAAAGCTGATTTATGTATAGGAGAAATAAAATGTTTAAGATGTAAAGAAATAGTAAAAATAAATATTAAAAATGACAGAGTGAGCAACACAACTAAAAAAGATAGTAAGTAGTTAGCCAATACCTGCGAAAACCTAAAATTTATAAAAAAGTAAAGGGAGGGAAAAGCAGGTATGAGTACAAGTGTTGGTGCAGTATCATTTGATATGATGCTAAACGCAAATCCTTTTAATAAAGGATTAAAACAAGCAGGAAATAATATAAAAAGTTCTGGAATAGAAAATTCTATAAAAAACATAGGTAAAACTGTAGTAGCTGCTTTTTCAGTCGGAGCAGTAGTAAATTTTACAAAAGAGTGTTTGGAGTTAGGATCTAATTTAACAGAAGTACAAAATGTTGTAGATGTTACGTTTGGAAATTTAAATACACAAGTAGATGAATTTGCTAAAAATGCAATAGATCAATTTGGATTAGGCCAGACAGTTACAAAGAAATACGTAGGTACATTCGGAGCTATGGCTAAAGCCTTTGATTTTAATAATCAAGCAGCTTTAGAAATGTCTGAAACATTAACTGGATTAGTTGGAGATGTAGCATCTTTCTATAATTTAAGTAGTGATGAAGCATTTACAAAATTAAAATCAGTATTTACAGGTGAAACAGAAACACTTAAAGATTTGGGTATTGTAATGACGCAAACAGCGTTAGATCAATATGCACTTCAAAATGGTTTTGGAAAAACCACATCAAAGATGACAGAACAAGAAAAAACAGCATTAAGATATCAATTTGTTTTAGATAAATTAAGTTTAGCTCAAGGAGATTTTGCTAGAACTTCTGATAGTTGGGCTAACCAAACAAGAGTATTGAGTTTAAGGTTTGATGAATTAAAAGGAACTTTAGGACAAGGTTTTATAAACTTGTTTACTCCAATTGTAAAAGGAATAAACTGGGTATTATCTAAATTACAAGTTTTAGCAGATGCTTTTAAATCATTTACAGAATCAATTACAGGAAATAAAGTCGATAGTGGAGGTCTAGGTAGTACAGCAGGTGATATAGCAGGAATAACAGATTCTGCTAGTAACGCTTCTGATGCCGTAGCCGATATTGGAACAAGTGCACAAAAAACACAAAAAGATTTATTAGGATTAAGAGGAATAGATGAAATAAATAACTTATCAACTTCAAATTCTGATAGTGGTGGTAGCGGCACTAATATAGGAAACAATACAATTGATTTTGGTAATTCATTAAGCGATGCCAATAAAGAGATGGATGGATTGCTAAATAAGGCCAATGAGTTCTTTTCAACATTTACAGATGGATTTAGAGAAGGATTTGGAGATTTTGATTTTAGCAATTTATTAAATGAAATTGATGGTATAAAAAATAGTTTAATTAATATATTTACTGCTCCAGAAGTTGTAAATGCTGCTTCTAATTGGGCTAGTACAATATTATATAATTTCGGAAGAATCACCGGAAGTGTAGCTAATGTTGGATTAACAATTGCTGATAACTTAATTGGTGGAATAAATGTATTTTTAAATCAAAATCAACAAGATATTCAAGAACATATAGTAAGATTATTTGATATTTCATCAAGAACCGCTGAAATAACTGGAAATTTTGCAACAACATTTGCCGATATATTTCATACAGTTTTTAGCAGTGATGTAGCTAAACAAATAACGGGAAATTTATTAGCTATATTTACAGATAGCTTTCTTGGAATACAAGAAGTTGGAATGCAATTTGGTAATGATTTAATATACATAATTACTGAACCAATCAATGAAAATAAAGATTTAATAAGTCAAACGTTATTAGGAATATTTGAACCATTAAGTAGTATTTTAGGAACTATAAAACAAGGTATTCAAGATACTTTTTCAAAATTTTGGGAAGTATATGATACATATATAGCTCCTGCAGTTGAGAATATAAAAAATGGATTTTCTGATATTTTAAAGACGGTATTAACTGTTTGGAATGAAAATATTAAGCCTATATTAGATGAATGGGCTGAAAAATTTGACACATTATGGACCGAACATATTCAACCAATGGTTGATAAATTTTTAGAGTTTATAGGTAAATTAATAAGTGGAATAAGTGAAATATGGAATACATGGCTTGTTCCACTTATTAATTGGATTGTAGAAAATGTAGTTCCAGTTTTATCACCTATTTTTGAAACAATAGGAAATTTATTTATGACAGCATTCGGTATTATATCTGATGTTTTAGGTGGAATATGGGATGCTTTAGGAGGATTAATTGATTTCATTGTTGGAGTATTCACAGGTGATTGGGAAAAAGCTTGGAATGGAATTAAAGAAATATTTTCTGGGATATGGGATGCAATTAAAGGTGTTTTTGAAGGAATTTGGAATGCAATTAAAGATGTTGTAAGCGGAGCTATAAACACAATAAAGAATTTGATTAGTAGTGTAATGAATGCTATTTCTAGTCTATGGTCTAATATTTGGAATGGAATAAAAAATACAGCTTCAAATATATGGAATGGTATTACAAGTACAATTAGCAATGTAATAAATGGCATAAAAAATACTATATCAAATGTTTTAAATACACTAAGTTCTATTTGGAGTAATATTTGGAACGGAATGAAAAATACTGTAACAAATATTTTCAATGGAATATGGAATAGTATAAAAGGTGTTATAAATTCAATTCTTGGCGGAATAGAAGGAATGGCAAATGGTGTTATTAATGGTGTTAATACAATTATAAGAGCACTAAATAATTTGCATTTTGATATTCCTGATTGGGTTCCAATTTTTGGTGGAAAAAGATTTGGATTTAATATTCCTCAATTAAATAGAGTATCATTACCACGACTTGCTGAAGGTGGTTATGTAAAAGCAAATACACCTCAACTTGCAATGATTGGTGATAATAGGCATCAAGGTGAAATTGTTGCACCAGAAGGTAAAATATCTTCTATTGTAGCAGACGAATTAGAAAAATTTAACAAAGGTACAGGAAATAATAGTGAAATAGTATCATTATTAAAAGAAATATTAAAATATTTAAGAACATCTGAAAGTAATTTAACGCTTAATGTAGATGATATTCAATTGGCTAAAGCTGTTTTAAGAGGATTAAGAAAATTACAATCTAAAACAGATAAGCCAATTTTTGATTTTATTTAGAAAGGAGCAGAATATATATGTCAATATTACAAGTTAATGGAGCAGATATACCTGCTCCTCAAACTTTGCAAGTAACAGTATCAGATCAAGATTTAAATTCTGATACAGATGCAAATGGAAATTTACATAGAAATAGAATAACCATAAAAAGAAAAGTGAGTTGTGAATGGGGACCTTTGAGTTGGGCAGATACAAGTAAATTATTAACAGCTATAAAAGATGTATTTTTTGATGTAACTTATCCAGATCCACAAACAGGAAAATTTGAAACAAAACGAATGTATGTAGGTGATAGAACTGTACCAGTATTAATATTAAATGATGATGGTAGTATCGAATGGGGAAACTTATCTGCAGATTTTGTAGAACAGTAGGTGATTAAATGTATTTAGTTAATAACTTTTATTTAGAAGCTTTAAAAAAAGATGATATAAGAGTAAAAGCAAGAATAGAAACTAATGATAGTGATACTACAATTAATAATGATGATATAAGTTCTATTAAATATAATCTAAGTATAAATGATAATGAAAAGTTTAGCATTGGTGGTGTTTATGGAGCTACAGTAACACTCAATTTGTTAAATTATGAAGGCAAATTTGATAATTATAAATTTGATAATAAAGAATTTTATTTAAGTTTGAGATTGGATATTGATGAGATATATACTGTTGAAAAATTTCATGCAGAATTAGTAAAAAATATAAATGCTTTAAAAATTAAATATATGACGTCTCTTTGGATCCCTCAAGGTAAGTTTTATCCAACAAAAGTAACCAAAAATGAAGATAGAACAATTACAATAGAATTAATTGATAAAACAAAATATTTGGATGATGAGTATATATGTGATTTACAAGCACCTTTTACTTTAAAACAATTATATGATGATGTGCATAGTAAAGCACAAATTATATCTGATACAGCAACTTTTTATAACCAAGACAAGATAATCGAAACAGTTCCAGAAGGATATACATATAAGCAAATACTTGGTTATATTGCTGAATGTGCTTGTGGTTTTTATATAATAAATCGTTTAGGAAATGGAGAATTAAGAAGTTATGGTACAGATAGTGTAAAAAGTATTTCTAAAGGTGAATATAAAAAATTCTTACCACAAGAGACATATATAACAATTCAAAAAGTTAAATATAATGGACAAACTATAGGGGCAAATAAAGGATATATATTGGAATTAGATGAAAAAAATCCTTTTATAAATGACGAAATAGCACAGAATATATTAGTAAAAATGCAAGGATTTACATATATAGCATATACATATGAATCAACTGTAGCTGATATAGCCATGGATGTTGGCGATAAATTTGATATTACGAATACAAATTCAGTAAAGTATTTAACATATATTATGAATAATTCATGGGAGTTTAGTGGAGCAATAACACAAAATTGGGAAGCTAAAGGAGAAAATGAATTAAGTAATACATATAGTAGTAGCAAAGGTCCAATAAGTCAACAATTAGATAATATTATAAAAGAGCAGATTCCTGGAATAAAAGAAGAAGCAATAGAAGAGGCAACAAAGTTATTAACAGATTTTAATGGTGGTTATGTAATAAAAAAAGATGGAGAATTATTTATATCAGATAACGAAGATTTAGATAAAGCTCAACATATCTGGAGATGGAATATAAATGGTCTAGGTTATTCTAGTACTGGTATAGATGGACCATATGGATTAGCAATAACTATGAATGGACAAATAGTTGCTGATTTTATTGCAACAGGGACAATGTCTGCTGAACGAATTAATGGTGGAACGCTAAAACTTGGTGGTAATAATAATACTAATGGTTCAATTCAAGTATTAGATGCAAGTGGTAAAGAATTGGTCACAATTAGTAAGGATGGATTGATTTTAAACAATGGCACGAAACTTATTGGCAATGGTGGAGTGCTATCAAATCTACAATTTGGAAGTATTGGTTATAGTGAAATAAATGGATATACACGACGTGCAGGTGAATATGATGCTTTAGGTTTTTATTATTCAGATATAACTGGATTTGTAGAAAAAGATAGATATAGTGTTTATATAGATTGCAGTTTGCCAAATAATTTTATTGTTTCTAGTGCTTATTTAACAATAAAACATATTAGTCAATCTGTTTCAACCGGAGAAGGATCTTTTATCGGTTGTGGATATGCAAGAAGAATAAAAGCATCTATAAGTGATATGGAAGGACAAGCTTTCTTACAAACGTTTATTGATTCAGATTTTTATCCAACTCTAAACGGAATAAATTATACTGATATGCAAAATGTTTTTAATACATCCGATAATACATATACACCATCGGTTCCAAGTCAAAACAATATGAAATTAGATACAGTAGTATCAAATGATATAGGTTCATTATTATCTAGTAAATGTAGGATTAAACTTACAAGTGCTAATAATGAGCCAAATTCTGCACAAGATGCAGAACTAAATACAGGATATATAAGTGCACAACTTAATGTATATGGATATTTACAATAAAGGAGAAAAAATATGAGTAGTTATACAGATTATTTAAATCTATTTAAATGGGATCCTCAAACTGATGCTGACGAAGAATTTGATATAGAAAAGGCTTTAAATGAAAATTGGGACAAAATTGATAAAAAGTTAAAAGATTATATTACAAATATGGATAAAACAATTGGTGATTTTCAAACATCAATAACACAGCAAATTGAAAATTTTGAAACTTCTATAAATCAAACAGTACAAAATTTAGCAGATAGTATAAGTAGTACGCAAGCTTTTCATCGTTATAAATTAATAATTGATGAAACTACTGAAAATGGGGCAGAAGTAATATTGCCATGCAATTATAAAGTTGGAGCAGAAGTCCTGGATGTTTATTTAAATGGTGAAAGACTTGTGAAAGCAGATTCTGCAGATACAGAAGGTCATTATTATGAAGTTGGAGAAAAAGATTCTATATCTAATAAAATAAAAATAACTGCTGATTGGAAGCTTGAAGATGAAGATTTACTTGATTTGTCTGTTAGGGGGGAATACGATGATTCCGAGTAATAAACAAAATATAAAAATAATTAGTATTGTAACAGAAGCAGAAATACCACAAAATACAAACTATGAAGTTCCAGAATATGTGTTAGGCAATAATTCTATAGAAATCTATTTTGAAGGGTGTAAGCTTATTAAAGATATAAATTATATAGAAGCAGATACAACACATATTCAATTTAAAGATTGGAATGTACCTGTTGAAAGTAATTTAGAAATAATAATATCAAAAAAAGCATAGGAGGATATGATGGGAGCACCAGAAATATTTAATTTACAAAAACAAATTTATTCTACAGACGAAATAAAAACCAATAAGGTTTGGGTAGATGGAAAAACTATTTATAGAAAAGTTTTAAATATAACTACTTTCAATAATCTAAATGATGGTTGGTATGACAACATAGATATGTCTTTTGTTGATAATATGATATCTGTTAGTGGTTTTATTAAGCAAAATACAGTTACATTTCCAATTAATGCATATCATTCTGGTAGTTGGTATAATTGCTTTTACTTAAATGCTGGTGAAAAGAAAATACATGGCATAGTAAGTCAGGAATTACAAAATAAACCAGCAATGTTAATTTTAGAATATACAAAAATAACAGACTAAGAAAGGAAGATATGATATGGAAAAAGCTGTAACGCTTGGTGCTGTACACACACACACACACACACACAAGTAGTTTTAAATAACAAGAAAATAGGAGGTGAGTTCTAATGAGCGAGCCTCTAATTTTAACATTAAAGAGAAAAGTAGAAGAGTTAGAAAAAAGAAAAACAAATATGATAATTTATACAACTTCTGAACAGAGCTATAGTCATACGGGAAATAATATATATCTACAAGAGCCTTTAAGGTTTCAAGGCAGCAGAGGGAATTCTGGAGATAAATTAACGTTTGAAACAAATGGAATTAAAATCGGAGCAGGAATAAATCATATAAATGTAAAAGGAATTGTTACATTTATACATTCAGAATCCGATGGAAGGCCAGTGTATTTATATATTAGAAAAAATGGTAATATATCATCAACGCAAATTATGTATATGCAAACAACTCAACCATATACTATGGCGATATTTAAAGATTATATAGAAGTAGAAGAAGGAGATTTAATACAATTATATGTTGCAATGGATAATGCGAATTTTAAAACAGCTGGAAATACAGACAATCAATTAACAGTAGAAGTTGTAGATTAAAGAAAGGAAAGATGTAAAATGAAAAAAATGCTAAAGCGTAAAACCGTTGATACTCTAAGAGAGAGAGAGAGAGAGCTACACTTTAGTAAAATAAAGAAAAGAGGTGTCTGTAAATGATACCTCTTCAAAAGCAAATAAAAAAAATTGTTGAAAAAATAATATTAGAAGACAATAAAAAGAAATATTATGTTGGAAAAATTATATTGGATACAGCAAATATAAATCCAGTAACATATTTAAGCTTTGGAACTTGGAAGTTATGGGGTTCTGGTAGAGTTCCAGTCGGAGTAGATGTTGATGATATAGATTTTAATGAAGCAGAAAAAACAGGTGGAGAAAAAACACATACTTTAACTTTAGATGAAATGCCAAAACATAATCATACTTTAAATGATGGAACTGACGGACCAGGATTGTATCCGAATTGGGGAAGTATTACTGGTTGGGGTGTTACATCAGAATATTTGAATGGAAATGGTGGGGAGTCAAATTCTGCTTATACAGGAAGTAGTACTGCACATAATAATATGCCACCATATATTACGTGCTATATGTGGAAAAGAGTTGAATAAAGTTTGATTCATAAGCTATTAAAAAATATAAAAAGGACATTAATAAGTTCAATACTGTTAATGTTCTTTAATTTATTTATATAAAGGAAGAAATTATGGAAAGTACAATAATAGTAGCATTTATTACTGCATTAGGAACAATAATTAATACAGTAATAAGTAAAAAGACTAATAAAAAAATAAATAA